TATACCTAACCCACTAGATAGTGGTCCTGCGTTTGTTGTAGCTAAGAAATTTGCATTTGACAGATTGCAAGGACAGTATGACCAAATCATAGGACTTATGGCTTCTATGGCAAAAATTAATGTTATGTCAATAATAGCTATGGAAGATGCAGTCTTTACAGAAACAAACATATCAGGTGAGATAGAATCAGGACAGTATCGTAAAGGTAGATTCGCTGTAAACTATCTAGCTCCAGGTACACAAGTCAGTAAACCTGCATCAAATGTACCTTATCAAATCTTTCAACAAATAGACAGAATAGAACGACAACTACGAGTAGGTGGTTCTTATCCTGTATCTGATGATTCACAAAGTCCACTTAGCTTTGCAACAGGTAGAGGATTAGAAGAATTAGGTGCAAGTATGTCACTAATGATTAGAGAATATCATACAGTTATGGCTGATGCTATAGAGATGATTGATTCTAAAAGATTAGAGTGGGATCAAAAAATGTATGGTGGTAAAGCAAAAGACTTATCTGGTTATTACAACAATCAATTCTTTAGCGAAAAGTATGACCCAGCAAAGGATATACAAGGTGCATATAAAACACGCAGAGTGTATGGTGCTATGGCTGGATATGATGAGCCACAAAAAATTGTAACAGGGCTGCAATTACTACAGGCAGGTATTATAGATACACAGACATTACAAGAAAACCTTGATGGGTTAGATAACCTTACAACTGTAAACAGTAGAATTACTAAAGAAAAAGCAGAAAAAGTTTTATTTGATTCTTTACTAGCACAGGCACAACAAGGCGATCCTAAAGCAACTATGGCTGTTATACAGATAAGAAAACAGCCAGATGATATGCAAAGTATCTTAGATAAGTTTTACACAGCAGAAGAACCTGCAATACCTGAAGCAGAACAAGAATTGCTTGGAGGAGCTTCCCTACCACCACAGGGTGCTCCACCAGGCATAGCACAGTTATTACAAGGTATGGGTGGATAATGAGTGTAAATAGTGATTTTGCAGATATTGTACATAATTCTTTATATGATGTTGATGAACTAGGTGATGATATATTACTAGAAGAAGAAGTATTACAACCTAGAATGTTTCACGACCAAATGCCACCATTAGCTTTTCCTTTTGGCTATATGATTATAAGTTCTACATTTATGTTTTATGATGATGAGGATGAAGATGGCAACGAGAAGTCCTAGTAACAGAGGTTTAAATGTACCACCACCTGCTAGAAATTACCAAGATAACACACAGGCTGTGCGTAGAATGCCTGGTGTTGCTTATGGTGAACAAAAAGAATTAACAGAACAACAACAAGCTGCACCTTTACCAAAAGATACTATGCCACAAGCACAACCTAGACCAGCAAGACCAATGCCACAAATGGATATATTTGCAGAAACACAAAGACCATCAGAACCTGTTACAGCAGGATTACCTTTTGGTCCTGGTATAAATCCTCAACCACAACAACAAGTATTAAAAGCTGAAGAAGTAAGAGATTTTATATACAACAGTTGGCTGGAAACAGGAGATGACAGCTTACTAGAATACATCTAATGGTTACACCAGAAGAAGCAAATAGACTTAGTGCTATACAACAACAAAGTGCTAATGTACCTGGTTCTGTATTAGTACAAGCAACTAAACAACAAGCAGATAATTCTTTTGTAGATAGTCTTACAGATTTTTTTAGTAAAGCTAAAGAAAAAACTTATGGTGCATTAAAGAATGCTGTGTTTGAACAGTTTAATGTAAATCCAGATACAGGTGGTTTTGCAGAGTTAGCTGTTAAAGGTGGTTTGCTAGGTGTCAGATCGTTATATGAAAATGTTATAGCAGAACCTATAAGAACTATAGGATTAGTACAACAAGGTGCAACATTTTCTGAAGCATATAAAAAAGCACAGATAGAACCATTTGCATATTGGAGAGAAGCAAAAGAAAAAGGTGAAAAGATAGATTTAGGTACAGCTTTATTTCAATCTACTGATCCTGAAAAAACACAGACATATAGAGATTTAATAGACAAAGGTGCAGACCCAATTAGAGCAAGACAGATTGCTGCTGCATCTCTTGGAGTTAATGTATTTGACAAAGTATTTGAACAAGAAAAAGTAGCACAGTTTGATGGTGATAGAGCTGCTGCGTTAATTGCAAGAGGTAAAAGTCCACATATGACACCTGGGCGTGTGTTGTTTAAACCACTAGAGTTTATTGCAGGTCCTGAAGATAGAGCATATGATTTTTTAACAGGTCTTGTTGATTTAGGTCTTAACTTACTTGACCCTACTTTTTGGGCAGGTAAAGCAGTTAAAACTGTAAAAGCAGGTAGGAGTATGCTTACTCTTACAGATGAAGGTGCAGATAGTCTAGGATTACTTGATGGATTTGTTAGAAAAGCATTTAGTAAAACATCTGCACAAGAAGCTATAGATGGAAAATTAGGTGATGAGTTAGCTTTATTTATATATAAAAATAGAAATAGACCAGATGAAATATTACTTAAATCTAATTTTAAATTAGTAAATCAATTTGTTATAAAAGATGAAGCACTTGCTGATGACTTTGCAAAATTTGCAGATGAATTATTTAATTTAAAAGATGGCTTAGATGAACAAGCAGCTATTGCAGCAGTTAAAAAAATATTAACACCTAAGATACTTGCTGTTGGAACTGAAGGTATGTTGCCTAAAGTACAAAAGGTAGGAACATTTAGAAGGGCATTAGATGATTACTTTGGAGCACAATATACAACAAAGCTAAGTGCAAACAATCCAGATAAATTAATTGTTGAGTATGTAAAGTTTTTAAAATTATTAGACCCAGCAGGAGAAATAACTAATCGTAGTCAAAGAGTAAAAGATATGATTGTAGAGTTAAGCGAACTAGAAACTAAAAACCCTGCTCGTAGAGGTTCTGCAATAGTTAATAGAGTTATAGATGACTTTTCTGATTTACGAACAATATATAAAAACGAATTAGAAGCAGCAGGAAAACTTACAGATAAAAATAATAAGCTAGTTGATGATGTATTTACTGTATTACAAAAAGTTTTAAAAGAACAAGATGATGCACAACAGACATTACCAATACTAAATAAGTTTGGTGGTGTGTGGGATCAGTTCGCAGGGTTTATGAAAAAACATCCAGAGTTTAGTAAATTGTCAGATGAACAAATAGATGAAATAGCTAAAACAACATTTTCTAAAAATGTTTTAGAATCTGCATTAACACAAGATTTAAAATTACAAAATCCTAGTCAAGTAATTAAATTAACAAATAAGCTAGATAAAAGTTTTAATGGTAGATACAGAGATGCGTTAGGCATTGTTGGTGAATCAGCAGTTGGTAGAGCATTAGATACTTATGTAGGAACTATATTTAAACCTTTAGTGTTGCTTAGACCTGCTTGGACTGTGAGAGTTATAGCAGAGGAACAATTAAGAGCTGTAGCAAATGGTGCGTTAGGTGTGTTAGACCACCCAATAGGACTACTTGCTAGAATTTTTGATGACAGTATTGGTGTAAGAGGAAGTTATGCAAAAGAAGGATGGTTAAATACAAGTATGTTTAAATTAGGCATATCAGAATCAGCAACAGGCAGGATAAGTAAATCAGTATTAAAAGATGGTAATAGAGTTATCTTAGATAACAAGATTAAGTACATACCTGCTAATAGATTACAGAACATAGAACAATGGGGATTAGGACAATGGCGTGTAATTAATTTACTAAGGTCAGATACATTAAGCAAAAAAGTTGCTGCTATTGAATTGTCTGATGATCCTGCTAAAGGATTTGCTGAACTTGCGACAGCACTTAAAACAGAAGGTAACGAATTTAGAGAAGCTATGTTAAATCTTACAGCAGGTAATAGTAATTTATTAAAAATACTTAATAACAAAAATGGTTTAACTAAAAAAGAATATGATGAAGCTATTGCAACATTTATAGAAGGACTTAGAAATAACTTAAAAGGTTTTCTTTCAAATGATGGTAAAAGTATTAATCCTGACCTTTACGATCTTGTAGTAACAGGTAAATTTAAAAATGCAAAGGGCGAAACAATTAATTTAGATACTGCTAGAAATATTGGTGCTAAACAATCAGATTTAGAGTTATTACAACAAGGTGCATTATTACCCAAACAAGCTAAAAAATTACAAAAAGATGTTGATAAATATGAAGAAGCAGTAAGAAAAGAATATTTAGATAAATTTGGTGGAGAAGGTGTCTTACCAGACACAGTAGATTATCTTGCAGAATCTATATCAGTACCTAAAGGTTTTTATGACAAATGGACAGAAAGATTTTTTAGTTGGTTTATGACACAACCAACAAACACTATGTCAAGAATACCTGTCTTTAAATCATCTTATTGGAAAAAGTCAGAAGAACTTATATCTATTAGTTCTGATGGTGTAAAACAAAAAATTATTGCAGGTGCAGAAAAAGCAGGATTAAATAAAAAAACAATAGAGCGTATGAAAAAAATTACATCAGGTGGAGAAAATGGTATTGATGATGCAGAACTTATAGAAAGAATGGCTAAAGGTTTTGGTGTAGATCAGACTAAAAAATTACTGTATGACATAACAGAACAAAGAAGATTTTGGGAAACAAGTCGTTGGTTATTTCCATTCGGTAATGCTTATCAAGAGGTGCTAACTACTTGGTTAGGTATTATGAAAGCTAATCCACAAGTTGCTGCAAGAACAGGAACTATATGGGATGGTGCAGCACAAGAAAATGATGCGTTTGGACCAACAGGTAAAGGTATATTTTACAAAAACCCTATTAACGGACAAGTAGTGTTTAATTATCCAGGCACAGGATTGTTGCAAGATTGGATGTTTAAAGATGCACCAAATCAAGATGTACGAGTAAATATGCCTGTGTATGCAGAAAGTATAAACATAGCAGCAGGACTTTTACCTGGTTTTGGACCTGTCGTACAGATACCTGCTTCTTTTATATTTAAAAACTTTCCAGAAGAAGGATTAGTAAACAAAATATTATTTGGTGAGTTTCCACCACTAGATGTTAATAACAAAGATGAATGGATTAAAGCATTAGGTCTTAAACCTGCTTGGGCAGATAAATTTATAAAACTTATATTTAATCAAGGAGAAAACGCACAAGGTGCATTTGGTAATACTGTTATAGACACATACAAAGCATTGTTATATGCAGGTGTTATTGATGACAGTACAGAGGAAAAAGCTAAAGAAGGTATGCAGATAGCAACTGATGCAGCAAAACAAATATTTTTATTTAGAGCAGTATCACAGTTTATAGGACCTGCTGGTGCAGCTTCTCCTATATTTGAACTAACAGATAAGAACTTAGATTATTTTATGTTTGAAACATTAGCTGATGAATACAGGAAAATTAAAGAATCTGTAAACTATGATGATGGAGAAGCTACAAGAATATTCGTAGAAACATATGGTATTAATCCATTACCTCTTACAGTATCTAAAACCATTTCTATAGAGAAATACCCAACAACTGTAGAAGGTGCAGATTGGATGAAAAAGAATATGGAGATATACGAGAAATATCCATTAGTTGCGTGGTATTTAGAACCACCACCAAGTTATGCAGAGTTTTCTTTTGATGCTTATAAAAAGTCTTTGTTAGAGGGTGCAAGAGTATATAGAACACCTGAACAATGGGCTATTGCTAAAAACAAATTATTAGGATCAGTTGCACTAGAACAATACGAAAGGTCAATAAATATTGTAGGTAACAATACAGCACCAGCTAAAGCATTAAGAAATGCAAAGAAAAAAGAATTAGAAGAAAGATATTGGGGATATGGACAGCCAGGTATCGTAGGTTCTCCTAATAAACCAACTATAGAACAACAGATAGACCAGTTAGTTAAAATGACTAATGACCCAGAACTACAAAGTTTTGAAACAATACAAGCAGCTAAAAAGTATTTAGCTATTAGACAACAAGTTATTGATGCTTTTGTTAGTGCAGGTAAGTCAGAAACTATTTGGAAAACAGGTAAAGATTATGCAGGAGTAAGAGCAGCACTTAGACAAGAAGCTAATAAAATTATTGCAGAAACACCTCAGTTTGGTCCTATGTTTGATACTCTATTATCAAGAGAAATAGAACCTGAATATGAAGATGATTTAATAGTACAATTAGGATTAGGAAAATAATGACAGAAAAAGAAAAGTTTATATCAGAAATACTAGCACTTGTAAAACAACCTTTAGCAGGTGAAAACCCTATTGTACCTACTGAAGCACAAATTGCAGAATTACAAAAAGCAGATGGTGTAGAAGATGCAATATTAATTGCTAACAATTTTGGTTGGAGTGATTATGTAGTTCAATGGAGTTTAAATCAACCAACAGACCAACAAGATAGTGTAGCAACAGCTTTACAAGCAGCATTGACAGGACAACAAACAAATTTTCTTGGTGTAGATGCAAACACAGTAATTAATTATGGTGGTGAAGTTACAACTATAGGTGCATTTGCTAGTAATTTTTATGTTAATGGCGATCAAAATGCACCAGAAGCATTAATGCCAGAAGAAATAAGAGTAATACAAGCAGACCTTATAAATGCAGGTTTGCTAGGTAATAAAGTAAATAGACCATTCAGACCTGGTGTATGGGGTAAACACGATAGAGATGCACTATACGAATTAATGTCTTTAGCTAATCAAAATGGTGAAGGTAAAGCAGAAAAAGGTTGGCAAACAACTTTACAATTATATTTAGACAATCCAATACAAGAGCCAGAAAAAATATCTGCATATTTACCACCTGATTACACAGCTTTATCTAACAGTATTGATGGATTATTTGAACAAGAATTAGGTAGAAAACCTAAAGAGTATGAATTACGATTGTTAGCAGATACCTATTCAGCAAATGCAAAAAAAGCATATGAACAGCAAGTAGCATTAGAAACACCTATGGATGTAGATATAACACCAGAAACATTAGAGGAGTATGGAAATCACATACAACCAGAGGTAGAAGAAGGGGTTACAGCGATTGATCCTAGTGCTAGAATGTTAAGTGTATTTGATGACATAACAGCAAAAGAACAGGAAAGGTTAGGTGCGAATCGTGATATTCAAGCCACTAATCGTATCATTCTTAATAGCATCACAGGTGCTCCAAGGTAGTATTATGGAAAATGATATGACAAACGACACAAATCCAGCATTAATAGATATGTATATGAAAGCATTACTTATGCGTGAAAGCACAGGAGATTATCAAGCTGTACACGAACCATCAATTATTACAGATGCTAATACTGGTAAAAAAATACGAGTACAAGCATTAGGTGGTTACGGCATATTAGATATTAATTGGAATCAATGGTCAAAAGAAGCAGGATTTAAAGGTGCAGATTGGCACGATCCTAAAGCACAAGATGCAGTTGCAAAATTTAAAGTACAACAATATTTTAATAGGTTTCAATCTTGGGATGCAGTATCAGTTGCTTGGTTTGCAGGTCCAAATGTTGCTAAAAGATTAGTAGAAGAAGGAACAATAAATTACGATAAAGCAGATTCTAAAGGCACGACTATAAAACAGTATGTAGATAGTATGAACAATCTTATAGCAGAGGAATTTATGACAATGGAATTGCCTATAGATACAGGCATAACAAAAGATATGTTGTATAGAGGAGAGCCTACAGGACCAATGCAAAAATTACCACAAATAGGAAATCCTAATAGACAAATGATGCCTTATGATATGTATGCTGCACAAATGTTAGATGCTATGACTAAAGCTAATGCAGGTGGATTTAGACCTAGCTTAGGGGATTATAATTCACAAGTACCTAGTCAAGCAGGTGACATTGAAGTTACACAGATTAAAACTGGCATTCGCAGAGAGGAAGCCAAGTGAAATTTAATTTATTAGGACAACAAGGACCAGAAGGACAAAGTAACCCTGATGCTCCTGAAGCAGGTCCTTATATTTATGACACACCACCTGGTAGAGGAGATAATAAAGGTTTATCAACTGTTGCTGGACAAGCACTAGGTCCTGCTAATAAAAAAATACACAATGAAAAATTAAAAGAAGCAGGTATAGAAAAAGAACAAGATGAAAGATTATCTAGTTTATCTTTTGCAGAAAAAGAACAACCAGACACAACATTAGCTGTTCCAAATGCTACTAACAAAGAATTTCGTGATATACAATCTGTTGAAGATATTGCAGAACTTGCTAATTTAAAAAGATTATCACCCACACAATTAACAATATTAAGACAACAATTTGGTAAAGATGCTGTAGATAATTCTTTGCCACCAAAAACAATACAAGAAGAAACTGATTATATAAGAAATAGATTAAGTAATAATAAAAATGAAATTATTGAAGCTGCTCCAAAAACACCTTCTGGTTGGGCATCATTAAATAAAGACAGCACAGAATATAAAATGTTTACAAAACAAGCTGCTATAGAAGCAGATAAAATAATAGACAAGTTAGAAATAGACCCTGCAAGTTTTGAAGCAAAAGCATTTAAAGCAGCTTTAACTTATGGTGGGTCAGATGCTGTAGAAAAGTTATATCCTTCTATTACAGAACCAGTACCAATAACAAAATTTGAACAAACAACAAGTGTTC